CGCATTACTCTTTCCAGAAGTTGCGTTAGCCAGTGATGCCACAGCTATGGCAGAATGGAAAACGAATCAGGGTGGTGAATATAAAGCTGAAGGTGTAGGTGGTGGGCTTATAGGATTTCACGGTCATATTGCTGTTATTGATGACCCCTTTAAGAGTTATGAAAGTGCCCTCAGCGACAATCAGAGAAGACTTGTGTGGGACTGGTATGCAGGTGTTCTTTTAAATCGTCTACGTTCTTACAAGGATGGGCCTGGAAGTGTTATTCTTATAATGCAACGGTGGCACGATGATGACTTAGGTGGTAGAATAGAAAAACTCCATGAGGAGAGCGAAGAAGAATGGGACATTGTTAAAGTTCCATCTTTAGCAGAAGCTGATGATCCTCTTGGTCGTGAAGAAGGTGAACCACTTCTTCCTGATGGTCCGAATAGGCGAACAAAAGATGAGTTAGAGCAGTTAAGAAAAAGAAATCCTAACATCTTTATGGCTGTACATCAACAGAAGCCATTTTCAGATGAAGGTGATTTATTTAAGCCTGAGGACTTACGTCTTTATGGTAGAAACGAATTGCCAGAGAACATAACACTTTATGGAGCAAGTGACTTTGCTCTTACAGAGGGTAGTGGAGATTATACAGTACATATAGTTTTTGGTGTTTGCTCTCGTGGGCATATTTGGATAATAGATGTTTATCGTAAGCAAGTGGACATTTTAGGTGGTGTTTCGCAGTGCGTAGATTTAATGCTTGAATATGAGCCTTTACAGTGGTTTTTTGAGAAGGTGCATATGCAGAAAGCTATAGGGCCAATTCTTACAAAAGCACGTAAAGAAGCGGGAGCTTGGACATCTTGTGTTGATGTGTCGGTTATAGGCAAGGGTCGTAAGGATTCTCCACAGCGTGCAGGGTCTATTGCAGGAGCTATGCAGATGGGTTACGTTCACGCACCCTCATTTGCTCCCTGGCTTGCCAATTTTCAATATGAGTTGACAAAGTTCCCTAATGGTAAGAATGATGACCAAGTAGATGCTTTCGCTCTCATAGGTATGAAACTGGATGATCTGCTTGTTGCTAAAGGTTTAGATCCAGTAGATGAAGGATCGTTTAATTTAGAAGTGCAAGGGTTAACTTTTGATGATTATCGTAATATGAATAGCGATAGAAGGCGTGGCAGAGCTTGGCATAGAGGAGCCATAGTTCTCCCCTTCCCCGAAAAGAGTCCGTTAGATGAAGATTGGGACTCAGAACAGGTAAAATATGTATCCTGATACAGAAGAAGAAAGAGTGGCATATTGGCAAAATCAGATTGCTTATAGCCAACAAAAAGCAATGCCTTTATTTGAGGCTTGTGAGGTATTACAAAAACAATATTATAATGAAGCCTCTACAGATCGTGAAGCAACTGAAGGGGATGATTACGATGAAGACCATATTAGAAGAACTAAAAGCGGTCTTATATTCGGTTGGATTGACCAGTCTATTGCTAACATGCTTGATCGTGCTCCTATGTTTAGAGTACACCCGCAAAATAGGAATGCGGCTGAAAGAATGGATGAGGATGATCCGCAAAGTTTAAGCTATGCTCAAGCGGCTGAAAAAGTTATTAATTATCGGTATAGAGAGACTAATCAACTACGTGTTGATGAAAGAATAGTTCTTGATGCTTTTCTTAATCCTTATGGAGTAGCTAAAATTGGGTATACATTAGACGAGAAAGAATTGCAACAAGAATTAGTAGCTGAATTAGAGGGAGCGTTAGATAACGATGAAGATCCAGAAGAAGAAAACACTCTCTTGGCTATTGGGCAACCACTACGAGTGGGGCCTGATGACGATCATGTCTTTCATTTGGAAGCGCATAAAGAGTTGCGTAAGACGCTTAAAGCACAAGGCAGAAAAGGTAAAAATGCTCCTTTATTAACTGCTTTAAATAACCACATAAAATTGCATCAACAATTCTTAGATCGGTCAGAGCCTAGTGCAAATACCAACATACGCAGAGGTGCTCCATATGCAGTAAGATGGAGGCCTGATATGTTTTTGACTGATCCTTTTGCAACAGAAGGGCCAAGTGATGCTCGTTGGATTGCTTTTGGTTGGGAACTTCCGTTAGCTGAAGTACAAGCTAATCCAGGCTATAAAAACACAGATCAAATAGAGCCAAGCAGATATGCAGATGCTCCACAGTATGAAGAAGGACAAGAAGTAGAAGATGGTTTTGATGTAGTTCGTGGATGGGAAATATGGGCAAGGAATTTTCCTGTAGCAGAAGGGAAGTTTAGAAATCTTCTTATAACTATTGTAGAAGGCTCAGACGTTTTTATACAAGAGGAAGAAGAGTGGCCATATGACAGAATAGATGATTATCCTGTAGAAGTTGTTTCTTATCATTCTGGTATGGATAGTTGGTATCACCTTCCTACGTTGCTTCTTGGTGGAGGCGATACTACACAAGCTCTTATAAATGAAATTCTTGATTCGTTTCTTTCCACTATACGAAAACAAAAGAACGTGTGGCTTGTTGATCCGAAATTAGGGATCAACAAAACTGTAATAGCGGATATGTTAGATGCACCTGATGGAAGCGTTATAGAAGTTCCTGGCCTTGCAGAACGTGGAGCTGCGAATGCGTTATTGCCGTTGCCTTTTCAACAAGTGCCAAACGAGAAAAATGAAATGATGGCACTTCTCCAACAGATGTTTGATAGGTCTGTAGGAACGCCACAGCCAGTTGCTATGCCACGAGTAGACACGGCGACTGAAGCAAGTATAATGGAAAAACGTAACACAAGTCGTGAGAATAGACGTAGTGCATTGCTGACAGAATTTCAAGTTCGCAAAGCACGTAAGATGTTACAAATGGATTTACAATACTTGCCAGATCAACTTTTCTTTATTGATCGTAGTGCCTCTAGCTTTGTTGAGATTTCACCAGAAATGGCCAGAGGTGAATATTGGACAACTATGGATGTTACTAGTCATGCAGCTGCTATTAATGTAGAGAGAAAGCAGTTTATGGACTTGTTGAATTTATTCTCTGGTTTAACGCCTCTTATGGTTGAATCATTTGGACTTCCTCCGAATATACCTGAACTTGCAAGACGTGTTCTTGTTCGTGGTTTTGGTGAAGAGACAGTAGATGAGTTGCTTCCAATGTTGGAGTATGCCAGTGAGATGTTACAACAACAAGGGAAAGATAAAGCAGCTCAAGTAAATCAACAAAAAATGGCCAGAACACAAGAAGGAAAAGCACCTGAGTTTGCTGATCCACAAGCACAAGCTGCACAAGATGCAGTTACAGCAGGACAAAACGCGGATACGGGAATTGGACCTCTTAATCCACAAGCCTTTGCTGAGGGTGTTGCTCCAAGTGAAGGTGGGCAAGCTGCGGAAGCAGAAGCCTCTTAACTCTATTGCAGGGTGAAACACAGTTATGGGAACATTTAGTAATCCAAGTGAATGGCCAAAAGATCGGTGGCCGAATTTTAGTGTTAATGAGATGAAGTGTAAGGAAACTGGTGTTTGTTTTGTTGATGAGAGTTTTATGGATAAGTTACAGTTGTTGCGTAGTGACTTAGGGCGTCCCTTGACTATTACTTCTGGTTATCGTGATGTCTCTCATCCTATAGAGGCGGCTAAAATAAAAGGAGGAAAGCCTGGAGGTGCTCATACAACAGGTAAAGCAGTTGATATTGCTTGTGATCGAGAGTTAGCATATGAAGTGTTAGCAAGAGCTATAAAGTATGGGTTTACGGGCATAGGAATTAAACAGAAAGGTGATGGCAGGTTTCTTCACTTAGACACGATTTCAGACGAGGATAACTTTCATGTTCCACGTCCAACGATATGGAGTTATTAATGGCTAAAGCGTTTTGGGATAAAAAGAATCCAAAGAAAAAGAGTAAGTCTTTAACACCTGCACAGAAATCGGCAGCTAAAGCAAGAGCGAAAAAAGCAGGTAGGAAGTATCCTAATTTAGTAGATAATGCGGCTGTAGCGCGTAAACGTAAAAAACGATAGGAGTTATTGATATGCCACCAAGTATGCAACAAAGAAAAAGAATTAGAGAAAAGCAAGGTAGATCTGAACGTGGAAATGTTTTTGAGGACACAGGAATAGGTCGCGCTTTGGCTGATGTATTAAGTCAACCTTCTGATTATGAAAAACAATCTTTTGGTGAGCGGCGTTCTGGTCGACCAAGAACACTTACGGAAGAAGCTAAAAAAGAAGCAGCTGAAAAACTTGACCAAGAACAAAAAGCAGCAAAAAGACGTAATGAGATAACAGCTCGTGGGCAAACTAAAGGTCAAGCAAAAAGTGATCAAGATAGATCAGATTTTAGACGTAAACAAGCACGACTAGCGAACATGGCAGGAAAAAGAAGAGCTACAGGTGAACGTAAGCCTTTTGCTGGTGAAGATTACTGGACTACAATATTTGGGCAAATGGAAGATATGGGCGCTATGCCTGATGATAAAACACCTACAGAAGAAGTTTTAGCGCCAGAAAATTCTTCTGATATGTCAGAAGTGACGCTTTCACCTGAAGAAATGACTGATATATTCGTATCAGGAAAAAGCATGGACGAGCTATTAGAAGCTTTTAATGATGGTCGTATTGATTTTGAAACTTATATTGCATTACAAGAAAAAGAACTGAGAGACAATCCCGATGGTGAGTTTGCACAGAAATATAACGCACAGCGTAAAGAACTTCTTGGACCATGGGATGATGAGGAGGAAGTAGATACATCTGCTGAAAGTAAAGCTTATTGGAATGAAAAATTTGATGAACTTGCCGCTATGGAACCAGAGCAAGACATGAACAGGTCAGTCGATGAAAAAGAGTTTGCAGAGTTTATGGAGAATCGTCCTGAGTTTATGATTCCGGCAGGTAATCCATTAGCTGATTTTGAGGTGTATGTTGATGATGATGGTAAGACTAGAGTCAGGGAAAGTATGGAGAAAATAGCTAGTTCAAAGCCTACACCGCAAATGGAAGCAGGTCCTCCAACTTTTTCTAGCTTTATGGCAAATCTTTTTGATCCTGTTAGTAAACAGATAGAAGACCTTTACACAAAGTTTCGATTAGCTGGCACATCAGCTGAAAAGTATGAAGTAATGGATGCAATAGAGGATCTTCAAAATAAGCAAAGCCTTGACAGAGCTAGAACACAAATACAACCACGGCGTGTTGATAAAGAACAAAAACAATATAGAGGGATACCAGCAAAAATGAGGAGAGCAATACAGGCATCATATGCAGCAGGAAGAAAATGAGTAACGCTACACCGAACATTACGTGGGGAGGGTTGGCCAGTACTACAAAAATGGCTCCCTCCAAGCGTAAACCTAAACGAAAGAAAAAGAAAGTTAAACGTAAGGTTAAAATTAAGGTAAAGAAAAACAATGGCAAACGGTAGACCTTTTGGTAAAGTTGATTGGGAGGAAGTAGAACGTCAACGACAACAAGAGCTTGAAGATTCTAATTTTAGAGCTTTAACTGAAGTTCTTACTACTCCTGCTAGAGCCGTAAAAGAAGCCTATCCCACAAAAGACGAAGTTGAACAATGGATGGATTCTTTTCCCCCAAATCGTTTAGGGCCTATAGGGGAAGCTGTTATTGACGCGGGTGATGACACAGCTAGATTTTTAGGGGGAATGATTCCATCTACAGGAGAAGCACTAGAAGAAGAACTATTAATGTCTCTTATTCCTCTGGGCAAGTTTGACGGCTTTGAAGATTTTAGTGAAAAATTATCTGCGGATGAATTTAAGGATCTTTGGTTTAATAAATTACAAGGTAGTACTAGAAAGCCCGAAGGTGGTGAAGTAATTGATGAGGTTTTAGATGAGTCACAATCTTCTGGTGCAGGATTTAAACTTGTTGAAGGCCCAGAGCCTCCAGAAATGATTTTTGAGGATTTAAGCCCGTTACAACAAGCAGTGTATAATAAATTGACAGATAAACAAAAAGCAGAGGTTTCACCTAGTGATTTTAATGCTATGTTTCCTGATGAAAAACTTGAAGATGTAGCATCAGGTAAATTAGCTGAATACACACCGGAAAACCAACCAGCAAATAAAGCAGAAGAAATGACTTTTGATGATTTAGATCAAGATCAACAAACAGTTTATAATCTACTGTCAGATGAAGAAAAAACAGAATATCTTTCGGATCTTTCAAATTTAAACAAAAGAAAAGCTAAAAAGAAAGCGGAAGAACAAACGACAGAAGAAGAGTATGAAAAAGAATTAGAAAAAGAATTAACAAAAGAAGCTGAGTATAATTTGCTTCAAAAAGAAAAATTACTGTCCACCGATCTTCCGCCAACAAGTTTAGATGATATAATAAAAGAGTTTCCCGATGATCAATCATCTTATGATTACTCTAAAGTGTATAGCAAAGACTTTTGGGAAGATTATGATTATGGTAAAATAAATGCAGAGTTAGACAAAGAATTCGATGATTTAGCTAATACAGTATGGCCGATGCCTAGTGGATTATCACAACAACCCCTTAAATCAAATTATGAAGATTATACATTTACTGACGATCAATCATATCTTTGGTCGATGTTGCCTAACAGGTTAAAAGATTCTATAATGGTAGCTGAAGATTACTTAGACTTTTTTCCTGATGACATTATTGTAGACGAGCTGGATCCTATGGATTATGCTAATAGACTTAAAGCTGCTTTTCCTGAACTATCTAATGGAGCGGTACTTCTAATTGTTCGTCAAGGACTTGGTTTATAAAGGAAAGTTAAATGCCAGTATATTCATTTGTATGTGAGCCATGTAAAAAGAAAGAAGACTTTCTTCGGACAGTTGAGGAAAGGAATAAAGCCACACAGTGTAAGTGTGGCAATAAGATGAAACGAGTACCTGAGCGTTTCAATGCGGAGGTTTTTGAAGAATACTTCGATGAGGGATTAAATAGTGATGTTTACAGTAAGCGTCACAAAAAAGCTATAATGGAACAGCAGGGCGTTATAGAGGCTGGAGATCCTGTTCATGGAGGTAGGAATTTTGATTCAAAGATGCCAAACTTGATTGGGAAGCAAAGACCAAAGGGCAAAGTTTGGAATCCTCCGAAAGAACGTAGTGATGCAGAAGTCACGACTTTAAATAGCAAGGGCGAAGTCACAGGTGTTCATAAAGTAGACGATCTTCCAAATGCAGGGGAAGGTCTTAAATAATGAGGCTACATAAAAAGAGCCTCCTACAATTTTGCGGAGGATATTAGTATGACAGAAGTGGCTGGAGATATGGGCGATGCAGGAGCTGGTGATGTAGGTGATGTAGCATCACAAGAAGACTTTAGGTCTTTTATGAGTGATGAAGAAGGAAAATGGGGGAGCGTTGATGATCAGGGCGTTCTCGATGGGCTGGAAGTAAGCGGTATAGAGATGGAACCTGAGTCTCAAGCTGATGCTCCTGTCGCACAAGTTCGTGTTGATGAGGGTCGTAGGCAAGGGACAGATGAAGTTTTATCTCGACTAAGACAGAGTGACCCTGAAGCTGCTAGAATCATGTCTGGTATGCAACGTCAAATGCACCAGAACATTAATGAGTGGAATCAGTTAAAAGGAGAAGTTCTCGGTCTTCGTGAGCAAATGTTAAACCAAAGGGAACAAGGGCCAGCTCCTACACAGGATGAAGGGCAAGTTGAAGAACGAGTTCTACCTGAAGGCGTTTCAGAGCAACACATTGAAATGTTTAAAGCTATGGCCGACCATTTAGGTTATATTCCTAGACAAGAGTTGGAGGATAGAGCTGTAGAAGCTCAATCCAGAAGTCATATCCAACAAAATTTGGAAGATGCTTACGAACAATTTGGTGAACAGTTTGGATCTGTGGATGAGGCAGGTAATGTTAGGATACACCCAGAAGTGCAAGAAAGGTTAAGGAACAGACTTGCACAACTTCGTGATCCTGCAACTGGTATAACACCGTTGGATTTGTATAAATTGGAGTTTGGAGCTCAGGCCCCAGTACAACAACAAGTACAACAACCAGCACCGCCTCCACAACAACGTAGACCTTCGCCAAGTGCAACCGTTAGAAGAAGCTCGAGAGGTGCTGGATCACCTCAAGTTAGGATATATGATCCAAGCCGAGACGATTCCGCAGATGATGTATTTGAAAGAGCTTGGGCACTAGGTAAGCGACAACTTACTGGACAATAATAACACGAGGCGTGAGCCTCATTTTCTTGAGAGATTGTAATGGGAATTAAAGATGCAAGTCCGAGTATAACGTGGGGTGGTCTACTTAGCTCCACTGTTATGAACTATTTGGATAGCGGGATGCTCCGTGACCAAGTACACAAACGTAGTTCTTTTTGGAAGTGGCTTAATGAAGGAAGCCGTATTAAGAAATTAACTGGCGGTGAAAGAATTAAGCTACCTGTAATGTATGAAGGTTCTGGTAACTTTAAGCGTTACTCAGGATATGAAACTCTTGATCCATCAGGTTATGATGGGCAGACAAATGCTTTCTTTGATTGGAAGCAAGCGGCTACCACAGTTGTAATCTCTGGATTGGAGAAACGTAGTAATCAAGGCGAGAGCCGTATTCGTGATCCCTTCC